CAAACTAATGGCCAAGGAGGAACAAGTTCTGGTGCCGAAAGAGATGGTGGCGGCATTGGCGGCGCATCTGGTGATAGATCCTTTAATGCCCAAAACGGTGGTGGTGGTGGCGGAGCTGCCGGATATTCAGGCAATGGCGGCCGAGGAAAACGCTGGTCAAACACTCCCTCTAACGGAGCAGGCGGTGGAGGCGGTGGCGGATTTGCTACCGCCTCGACAACTGGTGCCGGCGGCGGCGTTGGCATTTTTGGAGAAGGAGACAGTGGTGTTGCAGGCACTGAATTAAGTCTTAACGGTACAGGCGGAAGCAGCGGCTCAGCAAGAACTTCTACTGCCGGAACAAATATCTATGGGGGAGGCGGCAGAGGTTATGCTAGAAAAGGCGGCGGGCACGAAAACGGAGCACCGGGAGCAGTGAGAATTATCTGGGGCGCAGGAAGATCTTTCCCGGACAACGCTTCATAGTAAATACAACTAATTCAATAAATATAGTTAGGAGAACAACAAATGGCTCAAATAAACTTTCCAAGCAATCCAACAGATGGACAGGAATTTATAGCATCTAATACTTTGTACACATATGTATTAGCTAAAAATTTATGGAAGGCAACGTCATTAGGTGGCGCAACTGGCGGTGGTGGCGGTGGCTCTACGTCAATGGTAAGTTTAACTGATGTAGGATTTTCAGATCTTGAATCAGGAGATATGATATTTTATAATGGTACTTTTTTTGTAAACACTTCTCTAAAATATAGACAAATTGCATTCCCGTGTGCTGCTGCTTTTACTTTATCTACTTCGAGTACAAACTATAGAATAGCTGAAGATCCAGAAAATTCTAATAATCCTAATATAACTGCATTTTCTGGAACTACTATAAGATTTGATCTTAATACAGCAGGTGATGCTGTAAGAATACAAGATATTACCGGTAGCGATTTTAATGATGGATTATATCATGTTGCTGATAACGGAACTGTATTACAAGGAATTTCAGCTCAAGGTAAGAACTCTGGATCGTTATACTGGCAAATACCAGTAAATGCAGCTGGAACATATGTATACCAAAGTGAAGTTAGATCTGATATGAACGGATACATAAAAGTAAAAGGTGCAGGTAATGAACCTGCTATTACACTAGAGTCATCTACTGGATCATTAGATTTAGATTTAGCAACATCTAATGTATTTGCAATTAATTTAAATAATAATATTACTAATCTTAGTTTATTAAATGCTTCTAACGCAGGATCAACTATAACACTTATTATTACAAATACTGCAACACATGATATAACTTGGCCTAATAATATTATTTGGTCACAAGGATCGCCACCTACTTTAACATCTAGCGGCAAAGATATTATTACATTATTATCTGTTGATAGTGGCGTCGGATTTTATGGGTTTGTTGCTGGCCAGAATTTTAGTTAGGAGTTTTAATGTCTGATATTGGTATAATTGGCATTGTTTCTTCAAGTGGTACTTCTGGAACAATTGAATTTGAAACAAAATTAAATGAAATAATAATACCTATTAACTCTCAAATTAAGGTAGGAATTATATCAAATAGAAAATCAGTTACATATTCAATTGAGCAAGATACTGCTAGTACTATTGTAAATGTTCCGGCATTTACTTTTGAAAATTACGGTACTAATGATTCAAACAATAATTATACTGTATTAACAATTGAAACAGATGATAGCTTTCAAAATCAATTTTATAAATTAAAAGCAACAGTAAATAACGAAGTATATGCATATAGTCGAAGATTTGAAATTAGATCAGCGCCTAATGGCGCAATTACATACAACAAAAATGTAACTATAGATGCAGCAAATGCTACATCTGTCGTTTTAGATAATGCAGAACAGTCTTTTGTTATACCTATTTTAAAAACATTTGAAGTTACTGGATTACAACCGCAAGGTCAAGTTGCTTATACTTCTCCAGGCACTTATAATTGGGAAATTCCTAATGGAGTGTGTGAAATAAGTATGGTAGCAATCGGTGGCGGTGGAGCCGGTGGCGGAGCATACGGAACGCAACTTGAAACATTTTGGGGTAAAGGTGGCGGAGGCGGCGGCCTTGCTTGGGGTACATCTTCAGTTACTCCGGGGGATCAAATTAAAATAGAAGTTGGAGCAGGAGGAACTGGACAAGTAGGTAATGTAGGATCTAATGGAGAACCTACACGTATATGTCATATAGGAAACACTTGTCAATTTATGGCAGCATGTGGCGGCAGCGGCGGTGGTACTTCGTCGTTTAATAGTTATAGTTCATTAGCCAGCGGCGGTCAATATGTTGTTGATGCATCATTGTCACCTAAAGGCGGCGGAGTTGGAGGTAATGGCGGCGGTACAGAAAGAGTAACTCAACTCGACGGAACTATTACTCAAGGATCACCTGGCGGCGGAGGCGGCGCAGGAGGATATAACGGAGCCGGAGGTGCAGCCGGGCCAAGAAGTGGTACAGAACCATACGGACTTGACGGATCTGGTGGCGGAGGTGCCGGAGGGTATAGACAATGTGGCGGAGGCACAGGACTATGGCAAGTTTGTCAAAATAGTATAGGCGGCAACAATGTTAACGGATTTAAAGGTTCAAATGGATCTACAGGATCTTTAGTATACCAAAAATACGGTTCAAATATTACTAGCTCAACAGGTTGGTTTGGTCATGGTGCATCAGGTTATGAATGGCCAGGAACTGATGCTGATCAATGTTTTCCTGGACCAAGCGGTGGCAACGGTGCAGTAAGAATTATATGGGGCGGTAACAGAGGTTATGAAGGGCAAACTGCACAACGTGCAGCACACAATGATGATGTGTATGAAGTTGATAATAATACTACTATGAGTTTTGATGAAGACACTCCGATTATTTCTTATAGATTAACTGGAATAATACCAACTACTGTAAATAGTGCAGCAAAAAATGTAGATAGAGAAGTTCAGTATGTTGCTGGAAATTCAACACAGGTAATTACTATTCCTGTTTTAGACGACGAATTATCTGATGTTCCAGGATCAAATATAGGATCGTTTGCATTTAACTTAACAGCAGTAACAGATTCATATACAATACAAACATCTCAACTAAGTTTAGGTGTTCAAAGTAATCCTAATCAACCAATAAGAGAAATAGGTTTCCTGTCTACTACCTATTCGGTTGATGAAGGTAATAGTTTAACTGTTACCTTATTGCGTACATCTATTAGAAACGGTACTACAGATTTATCAAAACCTGTAACAGTGTATTGGGCTATTAGAGGAGAAAATGTAGGGGATGTAGCTGATAGTCGGTGGTCTAGTACTACTGGTTCAACAGTTATTCCAGCAGGTCAATCAGAAGCTTCTTTTATAGTTTCAGTTAATCCACAAAATACAGATGCTGCTAGTATAACAAATATTATAGAAATTACATCGATTAACGATTCAAGATATACTGTTTTAGGAGATAGTATTATCACAATAAATAATTTATATAAATTAATTAGAGTTGAAAGTTCTGTAATTTTAACAGAAGGCACTACAGGTAATATTGATCTTACTAGAATATTTAAAAGAAACGGATTAGACACAACACCATCTGATTCTACAGATATATCTTGGAGCTTCGGTACAGCTCTTAACGATGATCGAGTTTCTGTTACTAGTGGAATTGTGACTATTTTAGGAACGTCATTAACTAATTCAATTAGTATTCCGATTAGTTCAGAACCAGGTTTACAAACATCGACTTTTAATACTATTAGAATATTAAGTGCAACAAATAATTATATAATTGATATTAATAATAATGTTTGTAATGTAAGAATAAATGATACAATATCTGAAATTAAAACTATGACTATTGTAACTCCTAATATTTCTGTTAATGAAGGATCAACATTTACTATTACATTAGAACGAGAACATCTTGTAGATGGTATAAGTTCTCTAACAGATACTCCGACAATTGCTTGGTCATTAACTAATACTGACAATAGATTTATAGGCACAAGCGGTATATCTAGATTTGTTACAGGAGAAAATCAATTAGTAATTACTATAGAAACAGAGCAAACAGATGTATATATTGGTAATGCTGTAGCAACATTTACAATTTATAATCCCAGCTTATTATACGAGCTCAATGACGTTACTAGTATTGATTTAACATTAATTGAAGACAATGAAGAACCTACAATTAGTGTTAATTTTTCAGATACTATATTTAGAGCAGGCCAGTCAATATCTGCAACAGTTACAACCGAAAGCGTTATATCTGGTAGTACATACTTTTATTTAATTAATCATATTTCAACTTCTAATTTTGATTTTTATAGAGACACAACTTTACCTATTACGTTTAACATAGTTAATACATTAAGTGATTATTATACTTTTACTGGAAACGGATTACTTAATTTTAACAATCCAGTTTTAACACTTATTAGAGGAAGAACTTATAGATTTTCAGTAAATACTCCTACACATCCATTTTATATTAAAACAGATCAGGTAACCGGAAATGGAAATTTGTATTCCTCAGGTATAACAGGACAAGGTGTAACATCAGGTGTATTAGAATTTACAGTACCTAATACTGCACCTTCTAGATTATTTTATCAATGCGGCACACATTCTAGTATGTCCGGGCAAATAGATATTGTTTCAGAATCTTTACAAAGTGAACCGTTTTATCTTCAAGGCAATAGCGGATCATTTACATTAGAAACAGTAGCAGATGCAGAAATTTCTGAAGATACATTTACAGTAAGTATAGTCAATAATTTAGGAAATACTGTATTTACTTCTGACGAACTTACTATAAAACCAACAGTTGAATTTAGAATTTCTCCGTTAGTATATGACGAAGGATCGATTGTTTTTGCTAATATTGACTGTGCAACAAACGGAACACATTCATGGGCTGTATCCGGAACGGGAATAGATAATTCTGATTTTATAGTTGCATTGTCAGGGATATTTGCACCAGAAGTAAATACAAGTCAATACGGATACACATCAACTATTCAGCTTCCGATATCAAATGATGCTGTTTCTGAAGGAGTTGAAAATTTTAAAATAACAGTAACAGATCCTGATAGTAATGTTTTTAATTCATCTAATATAACAATAAATGATACAAGTGAAACTCCGTCTACAGGAACACAAACATTTACTACTTCTCAAGAATGGGTTGTTCCTGGAGGCGTAACTAGTATTAGTGCAGTAGTCATTGCCGGCGGAGGCGGAGGTGCAGGCCATGCTACAGCAGGCACAAACGGTATTAATAACACAGGTTCAGGCGGAGGAGGAGGTGGCGGCGCCCTAGCTTGGGCAGAATCAATTTCAGTTACTCCGGGTGAAACATTATCACTTACTGTTGGTGCAGGAGGTAGTGCTGGAGCTGCTTCTTTACCTGCAGCCGGTGACGGCGGCGATAGTTCAATTAAAAGAGGAAGTACTATTTTACTAGGAGCCGAAGGCGGCGGTGGTGGTAGACAGACATGGGACACTTTTACTCCACCAACTACAAGTACTGGTGGTAATAGTAGTAATGGCGGCCTTGGAGGCACTACTCTTGTTTACTCATCTGATGCACAAACTAATAATTATGGCGGAGGTTTTGGCGGCAACGGAGGCGACACAGACGGACAACGTGGTGGCGGAGGTGGCGGCGCTGGAGGCTATCAAGGAAACGGCGGCGCCGGCGCAGGCAAAGTATCGTCTAATCCAGGCAATGGGTCAGGTGGCGGAGGCGGTGGCGCCCACGAGTCTACAAACTTTTATTATACTTCATACGGCCAGGGTTATTATGATCCAACTACCGGCGGTGGCGGCGGTGGTGTTGGAGTAAATGGTGTCGGTACTAGCGGTAACGCAGGTACACAAGGTGCTTCGGGTTCTTACACGTCAGACAAAAACGGTACAGGTGGATCTGGCGGCGCTAACGGTGGCGCTACAGGTGGAGAATTTGGAGGCGGTGGCGGCGGCTCATCAGGAGGAAACAGTAATGGTATACCAGACGATTTCGGAGCTTCTGGTTCAAGAGGAGTTATAAGAATAATTTGGGGAGCAGGATATTCTTATCCAAACAATGCTATCTGATAAATACAATATAGGAGATTAACATGGCTGATTTTTATGTAGGTAATGATACCGGAATGCTTGCAGATTCACTAGGCGGCGCTAGATATTTTTATGGACTTCGTCGAGATCCGGACGGGTATCTGCACTTTGCAAAAGTTGATCAGTTAAATGTTACTGACGGCATTCAAATAAACAACGTAGGCGATGACCCGAGTCAGGATTATCCAGGATTTACGCCTGGGCAAGATTTTTTTGAAGGTAGAGATACCTATCATAATCTTGTATATAGAAATTTAAACTACGAGCAATTCCGTTGGGATGATAGGAATGTTTACTATTATATAAATGATGATGGTGAATTTGTTGTTAGAATTAACCAAGGGTATACTTACTCAGACGATGTATAATTAGGAAAAAAAATGGCAGAATTTAATATATCACGATTTAAATACATTTGGAAAGGTCCCTGGGCCAACGGAACGTCATTTAGTCAAGACGATATTGCAGTTGTAGGCGGTAAAATTTATGTTTGTTTAATTGGACATATTTCATCGTTATCTTCTTTTGACGACGATTTAAATGCAGTTGATCTGTACAGCAATCCCGAACCTAGATGGGTACTAATGGCAGAAGGCCAAAGATTTAGAGGTACATGGGCAGCAAATACAAAGTACGAAACTAGTGAAGTTATTAAATACGGAGCTACTATATATAAGTGTATAACAGGTCATACAAGTGCAGCACTAAGTACATCCGGAGTTGCAGCAGATATAGAAAAATGGGAGTTTCTTGCAAAAACATCGCAATGGCGTAATAGCTGGGCTGTAACACGTAGTTATTTTGTAGGAGATGTAGTTACATATAATGGTTATACATATAATTGTATAACAGAACACACGTCGAGGTCAACCTCAGACGGTCTTGAAGCAGATCAAGAAAAATGGGAGCTAATAAATCCTTCAGATAATTTTAGAACCTCTTGGGGAATAAGTAACAGATTTACAAAAGGAGATGTAGTTACATACGGCGGTAGAATATATCGTTGTATAACAGGGCATACATCAACGGCAAACGAGTTACTCGGTCTACCTATTGATTCTTCGAATTGGGAATTAGTTATAGATAGTACACGTTATGCAGGCGTTTGGTCGAATAGTACTTTGTATTTGCCAAACGATATTGTAAAATGGAACAATAGTTTATATATTACATCTATAGTTCAACAAACCGTAGCATTTACTCCTGGAAACTGGACATTATACATACCAGGCACAGGTTATGAAGCACTATATAATGAAACAACATCTTATCAAATAGGCGATATGGTACTATATGGCGGATACACTTATAGTAGTATTACTAATTTAAACATAGGAAATTTCCCAGCAGTTGATAGTGCATTTTGGGATGTAATATCGACAAGTTATAATTTTAGAGGTCAATGGACTGAAGATACAAGATACGCTACAGGTGATGTAGTTAGAGACGGGGGAGACATATATGTTGCAACCCAAGATACTTCTTCGTACCCAATTGAAGAGCCGTCAACAACAACTTATGAAGTTACTGTAGCAGAATCTTCAGGTTCTAATAAATATTTTCTAAATGGTGTGTTAGCACCTAATCTATTTTTAGTAATCGGAAATACATATATAATTAACCAATCAGACAGTACTAATAATACACATCCTATGTATTTTAGTACAAAAGAGAATGGACATCATGTTGAAGGAAATTATAATTATGTAGTAGGGCCAGTGTATAAATTAGATAATATAGAAGTAACTCCAGAATTATATATATCTGGTTTTAGTTCCGCTAATGTAAGAACAATTGAACTTCAACCTCAATCTAACTGGAATACACTTTATCCTGTCTGTGCAAATCATAGTGGAATGTATAACTTTAGTAAAGCAATAGTAACAAATGATAGTGCTAGTTGGGATAAAATTATTACAGGTGTTGCATGGAAAGGACCATGGAATTTAGCAACAAGATATGCATTGGGTGATGTTGCAACATATGCAGGTACAGCATACGTCTGTATTCAAGGCCATCAAAGCGACGATAGTACATTAGTTAGACCTGATTTAGATGCTGATAATAGCTATTGGAATATATTAATTCAAGGTAGTGCTACAAACGTACTAGTTAATGTCGGTGATTTAAAATATAGAAATTTATCCAGTGATAGTAATTTTGCAATAGGCACAGCAGGTAATACTTTAAAAGTTGGAGCAGCATCGCCGATTGAATGGGCACAATTTCAAAATGTGCCAAAAGTGTACTATGTTAGCTTATTAGGAAACAATACAACACAAAATGGTAGTGAAGGTGCACCTTTTAGAACTATCAAGTATGCATGTGAGTACATTGCAGCTGATCTTCCAGGACGAGCACCTGCTACTATTTTTGTTAAAACTGGAACATATGAAGAAGAATTACCTATTATAGTTCCAAGAGAAGTTGCAATTATAGGCGACGAATTAAGAAGTGTTAATGTTAAACCAGCCGCAAGTTATGAAACAGCAAACATGTTTTATATGAATAACGGAAGTGGAATGCGTAATATGACATTTTCAGGTCTAAATGGAACACTTGGTGATTTAAACGATTATTTAACAAGACGCCCAAGTGCTGGTTCATATGTATCACTCGATCCTGGTGAAGGACCAGATGATACATCAGTTTGGATTGAAAATAAATCACCATATGTACAAAATTGTAGTTCTTTTGGCACAGGATGTGTTGGAATGAAAATTGATGGAAATTTACATAACGGTGGATATCGATCAATGGTAGCTAACGACTTTACACAGATTTTAAGTGACGGCATTGGGTATTGGGCAGATGGACAAGGTAGATCAGAACTTGTGTCTGTGTTTACATATTATTGTCATATAGGATATCTTGCTACTGATGGTGGCAAACTTAGAGCAACTAACGGAAACAACTCTTACGGAGACTTTGGATCAGTTGCTGAAGGAGTAAATCCAGAAGAACTGCCTATTACTGCTACTTTAAATAACAGATCTAGTGAAGCAGTAGTTAAAGAAACATATACAGATGCAGATGGAAAAATTGTTGGTGTAGGATTTTCTCATGCAGGACAAGAATATACAGAAGCACTTTATACTATTACAGGATCAGGAATTGCAGGATCTTTACAAAATCAAAAAACAAGATATAAAAGTATAGCAGAAATACGAATCAAAGAAAGCGACGATTCAAGTAACATAGGCGGCGCAGATTTTAGAAAAATTGAAAACAATGCACAGTTTGGCAGCTTAACAAGTATAACATTGTCCGCATCTGATTTAGCAGAAGATAATAGTTATGTTGGAATGAATCTTTTTATTAAAGCCGGACTTGGCGTAGGTCAATGGGGGAAAATAAGTGCATATGACCCTAGTACAAAAATAGCAACTATAGAAAATATGTGGGGACAGACAGGATGGAATACATTAGTTTCCGGTAATGCACTTGCAACAACATTAGATGGTACATCTAGATATGTAATTGAACCTTCATTTAACATCGATGATCCAGCTTACAATTCATTTGCTCAAGCTTCAGGAAGTTTTAAAGAATTAGGTAGTGCAGCATCAAATGGTTCGATAAATGTTATTACTACTATAGGATCAAATGTTGTTGCATATTCTAATAATGGAACAACATGGGTTAATACAACATTGCCATCTAGTGCAGATTGGAAATCATTAGTTTGGACAGGAATTAAATTTATAGCATTTGCAACCTCAGGCAGTGTAGCAGAATCATCCGACGGAATAAATTGGGCATCATCAACAGAAGTTCCAGCATTAAATTATCAAGATGTAGAAGTATATGGAGCTACTGTAATAGCAGTAGCTACAGGAACACAAAATATAGCAGTATCAACTGACAGCGGTGTATCTTGGACTCAAAGTAATACTGGTAAAGCAGGAGGATTTAGTTTTATCGGTTATGATAGTAATAGATGGATTGCTATAGATACTACTGGGATTGCTTACGAATCTATCGACAACGGAACATCATTTACTCCTATTGCAGGAGGAAGCATTTTATCAACTTTATCAGGATATGAAATTACAGATTTTGCTGGCGGCGAAGGAGCATTTGTTGCATGTGCAAGAGATATAGGCGGCACTCTTGCAAGTTTACCTCTGTATGCTCGTAATGTGTATAATGAATCTATACAATTTACAATCGGTAATCATTTTAAAGGAGCCCAAGCTGATCCAAATGCTATTAGTGTTGGTTCTTGGAAAATAGATATTAATAATGGATTGTTTCTAGCAGTAGCTAATAATGGTGTTTTAAACGTTAGTCAAGATGCCATTAACTGGAGAGCAATTACTCCAATTGGCGGACAAACTTGGTCAAAATTAAAATATATTGAATATACAAGTGATAACATTTCATATAGTTCTTGGATATTAATTAATAGTACAAGTTCGTCTAACGTACAATTTTTAGAATACGGTGCTAGGGCTGTTGCAAGACCTGACATTATATCTGGTAGAGTTGACTCTTTTATTATAGTCGATCCAGGTAGCGGATATACTAATTCTCCTGTAGGACAGTTAATTGATAGCCTAGCTGTAACTGATGCCCAGTTTGATATTAGAATACAGTCAGGTGTCTTAGGACAACCGAGTATATTAGATCCAGGTTCCTTATATTTTAAAACAATTATAGAAATCAACGGTGACGGGTATGCTGATATATATCCAGTAGGCGGAATTATTCAAGTTAGTAATTTATTAAGAAGCCCTGGACCAGGTGACTCTATAACATTTACAGGTCTTAATAAACAATTTTATGTACAAAAAATTGAAAATTTACAAGGTACTGAACCTTCTCTTTCAGCACAATTGCAAATTACTCCGCCATTGGATATCAATGAAGCACCAATACATGATACATTTATTAATATACGTCAAAACTTTAGTCAAATACGATTGACAGGACATGATTTTCTCGACATTGGTTCGGGTAATTTTATAGAAACTGCATATCCATCTAGGTATACTGAAGGATACACATCAGAAAATGATCCAAAACAAAACCAAGAAACAGCTGGTTCTGGCGGCGGCCGAGTATTTTATACAAGTACTGACCAAGATGGTAACTTTAGAGTTGGTGAGTTATTTAAGGTTGATCAAGCTACCGGTACAGTTACAATAAGTGCATCGCAATTTGATTTATCAGGTTTAGATGAATTAAGAATTGGCGGTATTGTGTTAGGCGGTACAAATGCTGTAATAAGAGAATTTAGTACAGATCCTACATTTAGTGATAACAGCGATAATGTTGTGCCTACACAGAAAGCAATTGGTGCATATATTACAAGTCGTATTTCAAGCGGTGGTTCAGTAGTTAATGCAAACGCATTACTTACGAGTCAATTACAATTTGATATTACTGGAATTAATTTAAATAATAACGCCACAGCAACAAATATAAATTTTGATGCTTCGGTTAATCTTCAAAGTTATTCAGGACTTTACATCATGAGTCAACTTTTTACAGCTCCATAATGTTTTATATGGATAAATAATATTAGCAACGCCTAAAGGGGAGAGTGAACCGAAATGGCCGAATTTAAACTTGGTAGAATCAGATTTATCTGGAAAGGTACTTGGACCACAGGTACTCAATATGTCCGCGACGACATTGTGTCTTACGGCGGTAAAACATTTATTGCAATTCTTGCACATACTTCACAAGCTGATTTAGAAACAGATCTTAATGATGTACAACCTAAATGGGAACAATTTGGTGACGGATTAGCTTGGCGCGGCGCTTGGGCTGTTGCAACATATTATAAAGTAAATGACATTGTTAAAAACGGCGGCTTCTTGTATATATGTAACACAGGACATACATCTAATGCCGATGCGTTAGTGGGTCTTGAAGGTAATATTGCAAATTGGGATTTGTTTGCTGAAGGACTAAACTATGCAGGTGCTTGGAGCACAAATACCAAATATAAAGTTAATGATATTGTAAAATATGGAACAGCTACTTACATATGTCAAACAGCACATACTAGTGCGGCAACTGTTGTTGATGGATTAGAATTAGATCAAGTATCATGGAATCTATTTTCTGAAGGGTTATCTTGGAAAGGCAATTGGTCAACAAGTACTAGATATAAAAATTATGATATTGTAAACTATTTTGGAAGAATCTATTTTTGTGCAACTGGTCACACTTCGACAGCTACAGATGCAGACGGATTAGAAACAGACATATTAAATTGGAATCTATTATATGATGGCACTAACTATAGGGCAAATTGGGCACCATCTACAAGATACACAGTTAACGACATCGTTAAAAACGGTCCGAGCTTATATATTTCAATTGCCGAACATACTTCAACATCAACTTTTGCTTCAGATACTTCTAATTGGAATGTTTATTTACCTGGTTTAGAATTTGAAGACACTTGGAGTAACAGTACAACTTATCAACCAGGTGATATTGTAACATATGGTGGTTATACATATATTTCTAAAACAGATCATAGTAATTCTGTTCCTTCAACTTCCCCTACTGACTGGGATCTTTTTATAACTGGTTTTAATTTACAAGGTGATTGGTCTAATGTTACAGCATATAAAGTTGGAGATGTAGTAAGATTAAACGGATATACATATGTATGTAATGCAGATAACACAGCAAATACTCCGCCTAACGTAAGTTATTGGGATAAACTTAATGAAGGATTTTCTTGGCAAGCTACTTGGACAGATGCATCAACTTATGCTTTAGGTGATGTTGTTAGTTATAGTAACAATGCATATATATGCATGTTAGCACATACAGCAGATGATGCTTCAAACAGACCAGATTTAGACACATTAGGTACATATTGGAATATTGTAAGTGCAACTGCTGAAGAAAATTCATTAACTACTGACGGCGACATACTTTATTTTGCAGGATCTGGTCCAGCTAGATTACCTATCGGATCTCCAGGGCAAGTTTTAGCTGTTAACTCTTCTGCTACTGCACCGGAATGGATTGACTTTGGTTTTGTAAATAATGTATTTTATGTTTCACCAAGCGGAGTTAATGCATCTGGTTACGGAACTACTTTAGATAGACCGTTTTTAACTGTAAAATATTGCATGGACTATATTTTACAGTCAACACAGCGTCATAATGCAAAGGCATTATTAGATGCAAACATAGATTTTATTGCTGCAGAAGTTGTTGAATGGACTGATTATCAAATTGCAAATGCTATTGCACCATTTACAGGCGGATTTACATATGATAAAGCTCTGTGCTTACGTGATATGAAAAAGATTGTAAAAGCAGTAGGATATGATATATCACATGGCGGAAATGTTGAAACAAGAAAAACAGCACAATCATATTTTACCGAAGCAGGTGCAAGTTATATCACCGGACAAGAAACTGAAACAGTAGCATCTATAAATTATAGTTTAGAAGTTGTTGATGCAGTGTTAAGTAATGTTGCTCCGGCTACAAACTATCAAACTGAAAACAGTGTTGTAACACCTGTCACACAAACAATTGATGGCACTAAAACAGAAGAAGCAGATGCAGAAGCAACTTATGATACGTTAGTAGGACTTATTACAGCTTCAATTACTGCTGGTAATTTAAATAGTTTACCTGCAGAACAAGTTGTAAATACAACAGTGTTTATTAAAACAGGTGAATATTTAGAAACATTACCTATATCAATACCTGCACATACTGCACTTGTAGGTGACGAACTACGTTCAGTTAGAATTAAACCAGACACAGGTTTTGAAACATCAAACATGTTTTATGTACGTAACGGCTGTGGTATAAGAAATGTTTCTCTTTCTGGACTAAATGGTACACTAACTGGAGCAAATTCATATGGAACTAGTCGTCCGACTGCTGGTGCGTATGTATCATTAGACCCAGGCGAAGACTCAACAGATAGGTTAGCATGGATACATAGTAAATCACCATATATTCAAAATGTATCAACATTTGGCAACGGGTGCATTGGATTAAAAGTTGACGGTGCATTACATGACGGCGGAAACGACAGTATTGTTGCTAACGACTTTACACAAATTTTAAGTGACGGTATCGGTTACTGGGTTACAAACTTAGGTAGATCAGAACTTGTTAGTGTGTTTACATACTATAACCATATTGGTTACCTAGCAGAAGACGGTGGTAAGATTCGTGCTACAAATGGTAACAACTCTTACGGAGACTTTGGATCAGTTGCTGAAGGTATTGATTCAACAGAAACTCCAAATACAAGTACAGTTAATAACTATTATGCTGAAGCAATTATAGCAAATACAATCACAGATGGTGATCGAGTATTAGCATTAGAATATGCAAATGCTGGTGTATCATATACAACTGCAACTTATACATTTATTGGTGAGGGCATTGATGCTGCGGTAGGTACTGTAAATGTAAATGATGGCGGCATTTTTGAAATTAGATTATTAAACACTGCTGGACAATATGGGGGCGAAGATTATCAAACATCAATTAATAATGCTCAAGCAGGTACAAGTACTACAATAAATTTATCAGCAACAGATACAGCTAATAGTTCAGATTATATTGGCATGGCAGTATATATAGAAGACGGTTTAGGCGTAGGACAATATGGATATATTGATACGTACAATGCTGGTACAAAACTTGCAACAATTAAGAAAATGAGTGACGATTCAAGCGGATGGGATCATCTTGTGCCCGGAACAGCAATCGAAACTACATTAGACCAAACATCTCAATACAAAGTCGAACCTAGGATAGTTATTGGTGATCCAGTATCTGGAACAACTGCAAGAGGTAGAGTAAAAGTTGCAAGCGGAAAAATATTTCAAATATCTTTATTTGAAACTGGATCAGGATACGATCCAATTAATCCACCAACAGTAACAATTACTGATCCAATTAATACTGTAGATGCTCCACTTGAAGTTAGAATAGGCGACGGTGTTTTGACTGCTCCGACATTTAGTAATCGAGGAACAGGTTATGAATCTTGTAGTACATCAATCGACGGCGACGGTTATGCTGATGTTAAACAAAGTGGTAAGTATCTATATGTAGAAGGATCAATAGAAGAACCTCTTCCAGGATCAAATGTACAAATTGCAGGCGATCCAACAATTTATAAACTTGTCGAAGTTTTTGAACTTACAGGATCTGGGCCGTATGCTGCTAGATTACAAGTAAGTCCAGATATTGAAGTAGATTTAGAACCAGCACACGCTGCGCAAGTAACATTAAGAATACGCTACTCACAGGTGCGATTAACAGGTCATGACTTCCTAGATATTGGTACAGGAAATTTTACAGAAACTAATTATCCAGGAATACCGAGCAATAGTCCTAACTCACAAAACGAAATTAAAGAAAATGGCGGAGGTCGAGTGTTCTATACATCAACTGACCAAGATGGTAACTTTAGAGTTGGTGACTTATTTACAGTTGAACAAGCAACAGGTACTGCTACACTAGATGCTGATAACTTTAGTGTTAGCGGACTACAAGAACTACAACTTGGTAGTGTTAGCTTAGGCGGAACAAGTGCTACAATTAGAGAATTTAGTACCGACGGTACTTTTGCAGCTGATAGTGATAATATTGTTCCAACACAACGAGCTATTAGAACGTATATTAATGCACAAATTGGTGGCGGTGGTGCTACTCTAAATGTTAATACTTTAATTGCAGGTAATATACAAATTACAGGAAATACTATTTCCACAACTGATAATTCTACAATTATTGTAGGAGCAACAACAAACTTCGCCCAAGGGGTATCTGGAACACCATTAGCGTTACAGTACTTTTTAAACGCATAGATAAAGGAAAGAAATATGGCATCGGGAAGATTAGGCGCAAACGATTTAAGCGCTTCAACAGACACAACACTATATACTGTGCCAGCACAGACATTTACTATTGCTAGTGTATCGTTTTGTAACAGAGGAAACCAAACTATAACAATTAGATTATCTGTTTCAGACGCAGACGTGCCTACAGCAAGCGAGTATATAGAGTATGAAACAGAAATACCTCCAAAAGGAGTTTTGGAGAGAACGGGCATTGCATTGGGTGCTGCCCAAAAGTTAGTTGTACGTGCAAACTCAGCTAACGTAAGTGCAGTGGGATTTGGTGTTGAAACACCATTACCTTCATCTTGATAAATACATGTAGTAAGGAATAGAAATGGCAAGATACATTACAACAACAGGTTCGGCAAGCACTACAGTACGTGCAATATCCGGAAACACAACCGCAGTAGCAAATGAACGTCTACTTATTGACACTTCGTCAGTAGCAGTTACAGTTACACTACCGAGTACAGCAACAACACTAATAAATGATACTATTCAATTTATTGATGTTGCTGGAAACTTTGGTACTAACAATTGTACATTAGCAAGAAACGGGCATAACATACACGGGTTAGCTGAAGATTTAGCATTAGATATCGGAAATAGTTCAGCTACATTAGTATATAGTGGCGCAACATATGGATGGGTCTTAGCAGGATCGTAATTTTAGGAAAATACAATGGCAAGTTTAAGCAGTTTAAAATCAGATCTAGCTCCACAAACTAACCCCGGGGTCAATAGTATAGTAATATCAAACGACACTAGGGGCGTTACCAATGGTGGTCGGTGTTGCTTATGGACTGTGCCAGACGGAGTAACACAAGTAACATTTGAATTATGGGGATCAGGAGCTGATGGCCCAGCAGCAAGATGTTGTCAAGCTCCGGTATATACAGGATCAGGCGGTATGTATGCAATGCGTACTGTAACAACACAAGCAGGCTGTACATATACGCTTTGTGCAGCAGGTAGCGGGTGTTGTCAAAGTAGCTGCGGCGGCTCAGCTGGACAAACTACATTTGTATCAGGATCAGGAATAGCAACAACATGCGCACCATCTGGTGAACCAGGTAGAACATCGTGTTTTACATTAGCTGTACCTACTTGCTGTTCTGGATGTGTTGTGTGTAAACAGACAGCTGGTGACTGGTGTATGCCGGGAATCAGAGGCACAACTCATTCAGAAGGAAGTTGTATGAACACACAAAAATGGATCATGGGAGGTGCTTATCAATTAGGTACTTTTAATGCTACAAGATCAACTTGCCTGAATACAACATATTGTAATGCTTGCTGCTTTGGATACGGACACTTTCCAGCAGGTCCTGGATCAAACGCTATAACATGTTCAGGAGTTTGCCGTTGTGGTACTCCAGGAATGGGCGGAGTAATTAGAGTGTCATTTGCATAAGGAAAGAAAAAATGCCAAACAATAATATCATAACTAAAG